ATGCATTATTCATCCATTTGCGCACAGTCGCTTCCCACGAAACGATTTTTGCGCCACCTGATGTTTTCCACCCGGTGCTTGTGTAGTGGTCAAAACAATTTTTGCTTTCTGCAACAATTTTGATTTCGCTCCACTTACCACCCGATTTCATATTCAACTCACCCATAAAATTATAAATATCATTTTCGGATGGTGGTGTGAAAACACCACGTTTATTGTTTATGGTTTGTTGTTTATTGTTTACTTGTTTATGAATGTCGCAGTTGCTTTCAACATTGCTTTGTACTGTGCTTTCACTTTGCTTTGTCAAGTGCTTCATCAGTGCTTTGTCAAGTGCTTTGTTACTTGCTTTATCAAATTTTGATAGAGCAACTATATTGCATTGATGTTGATTGACTGCCTTCTTTACTACCTTAACAAACCCCCATTCAATCAGTTGGTCAAAACACTTCTTATAGGTGTTATAGCTTTTGCATCCCATACCTTGCATGCATTCGCTGGCTGTGATTTGGAATATATCTACCCAACCCAAACGGTTGTTTATCTCAACGAGCCATAGGTACAAGATACCATGTGAAGCGGTCACCTGCTCCGGGTGTTCGAATGCATAGTCAAACCATGCACGCGAATATGAATAACCATTATTCTTCATAAAGTAAATACCCACCTTCACATGCAAAGGCGTACCCTCAGCCGAATGGCTTATGGCAATGCAGTGAAGATGGGATTTGAAATTCTTTTCATAAGGGTACGCTTTGCAAAGATATACAAAATATCTCTACTTCCAAATTGCTGTTGCAATCATGAATCCGATTATAGCACCTGCAGCTAATGCTAAGAAGATACGGCTGTTACTATTGTCGCATTCAGCTTCATGCACAACCGGTATTGGTGTGGGTGCTGGTGCTTTGCGAACAGGTGCAATAGTCATTTGCTGCATACCAGCTTTACTTTGCGCCTGGTCAATACGCGATTGCTTCAGGCATTCCTTTACCATCGAATTTACGATAGCTTGTGTAGGTGCATTGCCTATCCACTTGGTCACATCACCTTCGCGCTTAATCATTTTAGCTTCGCGCATCAGCGTAACCACACGCGAACCGATTCGGTATTTGCTTTGCATATACTTGATGTCAAACTCCTTTGCAGTATATAACTCCATCATGAAGTCGTAATACTTTCTAAATAGGTTTTAATTGTTTGTGTGAATTCTTCAAATGATCTGCAGACTTTCACGCAGTAACCTGCATTGATAAGCTGCGCGTGAACGATTTTTTGTGTGTCGGATAGTTTGCCCTTCTCGGTCTTCATCTCAATGAACAGGGCATGATAACCACCTGATGCCATGCAAACCATAAGGTCAGGCATACCGGGCATAGCCCCTTCTGCTTTCAAGATGTTCCACCGCTTAGCACGTTGCACTGGTGTACCACCAATGAACACACCGTTTGGGAATGATGCAATCAATGTGCGTGGGAATGAATAGCGGAACCATTCAACGCAACGCTGCTGCATCTTGCTTTCGTCATGCTTCATGCAGGTACCATGTTTGACATTGCTAACCAAAATTTACCCACGTAGTCTTCATCTGCCTGAATGGTAACCACAGGCAAGTGTCTTTCAAGGTGCGAATACTCCCAACCACCAATAGAATGCACTTCATAATCACAGCCAAGTGCAACCGGGCAATACTTTATACTGTTGCGTTCTACAGGTATGTCAAAGCGCACTAACACATTGGTAGTATAGTCAAGTGTAACCATGTAACACATACGATATTCATTGACAATCTTACGCTTAACCGTATAGAAGCGTTTATCTCCTACACGTTTGATGTCATGCACATCGTATTCACTCTGCATTGAGTCGGTAAATTCTTCATGGAATTCCATTTGATTCAAGTTATGCTCGATTTCGCGCCACCTTTTTTCCTTATCGTCATTGCTGAATACCAGCTTGCACCAGTTAATCAACTTGCCATTGGTCACATTCAGGTCTTTGCGCATCTGCTCAAAGCTCATGTGGTCGAAATTCTTAATGATATATAGAATATCACTACGTGTTGGTAGTTCGGTGGTTCTTCTTTTATTCATCTCCTTCGTGTTTAATGGTTATTGCATTGATTACTTCACAAAGTGGTATCTGCATCACATGGCTAAGATTCATTAGCTGTCGAAGTCTAATGCTGCCCGGATCTGCGCACCAATTATGCAGTGTCTTTTTTACTATGGGTGTATTGCTTCTTTGCATCGCACGAAGGAGAGCAGCTTTACTCCCCAGCGTGCGTGCAATCAACCCATTAAGTTGATTATCTTTTTTCATTCGATTGGTTTTAATTGTGGATTGGCTCGGTAAAACAATTCGCGATGCGCTTCGCTGAACTTGTGCATGAATACCGACTGGTCAATAGCTGCATAGTGCTTATCTCGGCTTTCGCGTTCTAAGCGGAATGCTACCTCATGCTCATCTTCGTACTGCTTGCTCTCGATTTGGATTGAACCACCAATGCGATAGACAGTAATAAGAATGTAATTCTCATTCATGCAACAATAGCTTTTGGTATAGTCACCTGCTGTGAAGTAAAAAGGTAACTTGATTTCGGTTGTGCCAACTTGCTTGTTGGCGAACAGTGGAACTGTGATTGTGTTTGTCATTTGTATTGAGATTTAAAATTGATTACTGATTGTCTTCGTTTTCCCAAATAGCTTCAATGATTGCTTCTTCTAATTCGGCAATCAATTTGTCGTTTTTGCTTTGGTATATGCATGTGGTTAAATCCATGCCACCACAAATGAATTTGGTTTTGTGGTCTTTTACCGACGTTTCTGCTGGCTCGTAATAGTTGCCTGAAAAGTTGTAGATTGAATACTCAACTTCGATAGTAAGTGTGAGTGGTGCATTGCTGCAGTCGTGTTCAAAAGTGAAATAGCTCATGTTGTGTGTTTTTGTTTATCTTTGACGTGTACAAATGTACACCCTTTTTTGGAATGTGCAAGAAGTTACACCACATTTTAACTATTTTTAACAAATCGACTGTGTAAGTATCCATATTGGGAAACATTACAACGAGTGGCTGAACAAAGCTACAGGGCTTACCCACGATAAAACAAAGGCAAGCGATCTATTACATGAGGTACTTGCCCGGTTGATGGATAGACCAGAGCAGGATGTGAAGGATATTGTGTGTGGTGGGAAGGTAGAGCAATATGTAAATCGTGCATTGTGGTTATCATGGCACAGTAACCGAAGTGATTATGCTGTGAAATACCGCAAATACTACGAATTACACATAGAACGTGAAGTAGCAGATACCAAACAGGATGAAACATGGATAGGCGCATTCATAGATGGGGAGTATTTATACAGCGCAATCGGTCGGCTAAACGAATACGACAGCATATTGTTACGTCTATATTCCAAACCCGATTTCGATTACAAAGAATTAAGCCGCGAAACAGGTATTCCATACAACTACCTTCGCACTTCAATACATCGAGCATTAAAACGAATAAGAGAATATGTTAAACTTCAACGTGCCATTGCACATTCAACGAGAGAGATTGAACACGTGCAAAAAATGTAAGTTCTATAAGCCCTTAACTTCATCCTGTGGAACACTGATAATTGGTGACACCGTAGATCCTGAAGAAAACAGCGTGACACACTACAAAGAGAAGATAAAGCTTTGCGGTTGTGTGATGCCTGTTAAAACAAAGTTCCGTTTCGCATCATGCCCAGCGCACAAATGGTTCGCGCTTGACTGGAAGCATGAAGAAATCATCGCACTGGATGAATTCATACAGCGCATCTACAAAGCAAACAAGATTGAGAATGAAGACCTGAAGCTTTTATATCATTGGTTCAGCAAAGTAACAGGTAAACATCAACCACCATCCGGATGTGCATCGTGCATCCGCGATTTGATTACTGAGTTTAGAAGACAATTAGGTAAAATACAATAATGGAAAACAATACAATAAGCCAAGTAACAAACGAAGACTGCATGCAGTTCATGAGCCGATACCCCGATAAATACTTTGAGTTGGCAATAGTTGATCCACCTTATGGTATAAATAGAGACGGACATTATCAAAAAACTCATCATCGTAAAAATTACACTAAAAAAGGATGGGATAGTCAAATACCAAATAAAGAGTATTTTGATGAACTTTTTAGAGTTTCAAAAAATCAAATTATTTGGGGATCGAATTATTTTACTGAACATCTTCCGAGTTCAATGGGTTGGATTGTATGGGATAAAGGTCAAAGAGATTTAACAATGAGTGACGGATTAAAACTATGTTTAGAGTTGAAGTTGGTAATTATGGTGGTTTTTTACATCCAACACAAAAGCCAGTCAAACTTTACGAATGGCTCTTAAAAAACTACGCCAAAGAGGGCGACAAAATACTCGACACGCATTTAGGAAGTGGATCGAGCAGAATAGCTGCTGATAAAATGGGCTTTGATTTTTACGCTTGTGAATTAGATAAAGATTATTTCGAAGCGCAAGAAAAAAGGTTTAAAGAATACAAAAGTCAATTAGTAATGTTTTAAAAATAAGAATATGCCCCTACCTACCCCAACACCAAAAGAAGAAAAGAATGAATTTATCGCACGCTGCATAAGTGATGCAAAAGTGCAAAGTGAATTTCCTGATGCACAGCAGCGCATAGCTGTATGCATCGCGCAGTATGAACAGAAGTGATTTGTTTTTATCAAATTTTCAAAATCATGGGACTACATAAAGGAATGACCAACAACCCAGCAGGCAGACCACCTGGTGTGCAAAGCGAAAGAATCAAAATGTGGAATGAATTAGGCGAGTGGTTCACCACACAAGGTGCAGCCAAGTGTATGCGCATTATGAATGATATGGAAGATGAAGAATATATCAAACACTATACTGCGCTACTCGAATACTTCAAACCTAAACAGGCGCGTGTAACACATGCAGGTGACCAAAAGGCACCGGTAGTAATTAACGTGCATTCGGACTTGTAACAAAAAGGAAGCAAAAACTACAATACAACAGAGCATGAAATTAAATTTTAGCATAGCAGCTAACGCAAAAGGCATCACGCTGAATCAATACATCGACTATCAAAATGCAGTCGATAAGATTGAGCAGGTGCGTGTGATTACTGGAAAGAGCAGTGAAAGCATTCGCTTGCTTCAGGTGCATGTCATTGATGAAATTATTGAAACGTTTGAAGCAGCCATTCGCTTAAGCAGTGGTGAGTTTGAACGCAAAGTGCGTGTAGGTGTGTACGAACTTGGCTTTGTGCCTGATTTAAGTTCAATGACCTTTGGCGAATACGTGGACTTGGATAGCGTGTGCGGTGATATATACAAAGACGGTGTGATCATGGGCGAAGCTGCCCACAAAATGATGTGCATCTTATACCGCCCTATCAAAGCAAAGTTTGGGAAGTATTACGATATTGAACCTTATGCTACTAATGACAAGCGCAAGTATGAAGATGCCATTGGCGAATTGACTTTAGATCATGTGTTGAATACGCTGCTTTTTTTTTCGAGTTTAGAAATCGAACTATACAACGATTCCCTCGTCTTTTTGGCAAAGGAGATAACGGAGATAGTGAAGGAGATGAAGGAACAGCAACCCCCGATGGATTAGGTGTGTACGGTTGGTTTCATATAATTGAAAGCTTAGCCGACAGGGATATAACGAAGTTTGATGCAGTGACGGAGCGAAGGTGTTATGAAGTGTTTACGCATTTAACGTATTTAGCAGATTACGTTTATGTGCAAAAAATGGAAATGAAAAAACGCAATAGATAATGAATAGCTACAACTACAGCTACAATGTACTTATCAATCGACTTGAAGCTTTTGCTGCTGGTCACTTTTTGATTAAGCGTTTCACACATGGACAAATCGACTTAGCAGACCAACTGCAGGACGATCAATATCCGTTCATGCACGTAACACCTGACACAATCACACCGATTCAGGGTGGTATGCAGTTCGGTTTCTTAGTCATGTTTGCTGATATACCACGCGACAAAGAATACAAGGCAGAATATCAGCGTGAAGTGATAAGCGACTGCATCCGTTTAGGGCAAGACTTGATAGCTGAAGTGCGCAATGGTTTGGAGTTATTCGGATTCGATGTGCAGCTGGTTAACATTCCAACGTTTGAACCATTCATTGAAGAACACAGTTACCGGGATTGCATTCACGCTAACACTTGAAGTGCCATGGGATTGGTCAGCTTGTGATATACCTGCAGTGTGGAGTGTAGGTGGTTCATCAAGTGGTGGAAGCGGAACAGGTTATGGCTTGACACTTCGCACCAATGGAGTAGATAACGCAGTTCAAAACATCCTCGATTTAGTAGAAGGCACGAACATAACCATCACAGATAACGGAGATGGTAGTGTTACGATAGATGCAGCAGGTGGGGGTGGTGGTAGTGGAGAATACGTGAGTACTGAATGGAACGCAAACCATACCACAGCGCAGGGCAATCCATACCAAATAGGTGACAGGGTATGGTACAACGGAAGTGTTTACAGATGCATCGCAAACAATGATGGCATCAATCCAACGAATCCTTCTTATTGGACTTTGCAAGCCGTTGGTTACCGCTTGCGACAAACACCTGTGGACTGGAATGCAACGAGTGGTGACTATCAAATCCTGAACAAACCAACGATTCCTGCAGCGCAGGTTAATTCGGATTGGGATGCTGTGAGTGGTGTTGCAGAAATACTTAATAAGCCAACACTTGCCACAGTTGCCACGACAGGCGATTATAACGACTTAATCAATCAGCCATTCATACCAACAAACCTTGATGATTTAGCTGATGTAAATGTGGCAGGTGTTACCAATGGGCAGGTTCTAACTTACAACACGTTATTAGGAGACTGGATAGCTACCACACCTTCAACAGGTGGTTCAGTTACTTCGGTTGGTCTTACAATGCCAGCACCAACAAACGCTGCATTTAGTGTGAGTGGTTCACCTGTTACAACTTCAGGCACGCTTGCAGTTGCAGCTAATGGCACAACTGATCAATACATCGATGGCACAGGCGCATTGCGAACACTTCCTTCGACAGGTGGTGGTGGTGGACAGGTGTTGTATTTCAATGGTAACATTTCGCAAGGTACTATAGGTGGCAATGATTACTACGAGTTAGGCACAGCAGCCAACACAGGACCAGCAGCTAACTTCACACGCGCGACAACAGGTGCGATTGCCCGGTTTATTACTGATGTAAACCAACCAAACCACGTTCTCATTCCTGCAGGTGTGTGGACTATCGATGTGTATTTGAGTGAGACAGGTGGTGGTGCAAATCATGCCCAAATACTTGCAAAGCTTTACACGTATAACGGCAGCACGTTCACATTGGTTGCCACTTCCACAATGGAAGAAATCACAAACGGCAACGTGCCTGATTTGTATAGCTTTACCATATCGGTACCTACTACAGTAACGGCTGCAACCGACCGCGTACACATTGAATTCGATATTCAAAATACCAATGGTAAGACTGTTACGCTATATACTGAAGATGGGCGCATAGGTGAAGTGCATACAACCTACGCAATCGGACTGTCTTCGCTCAATGGCTTAACTGAAAGCACGCAAAACTTTGCAACAGGCACAGCAGGTACTGACTTTGGAATAAGCAGTGCAGGTAGTACACATACATTCAACCTGCCAACAGCAGATGCAACAAATCGCGGTGCGTTAAGTAGCGCAGACTGGTCAACATTTAATGGTAAGCAGAACAGCATCGGACTTACTACGGTTGGGACTAACCTTGCAACCTTACCGAATCCAAGTGCTGTTCGTTATTTGCGTATCAATGCCGATAACACTGTTTCTGCTTTAACACTTTCCGAATTAAAAGCCGATATTGGTGTGGGTGGGTATGCTGCACTAACAAGTGACTTTGTTACGAGTGGCACATCTTACCAAAATATCACAGGTTTATCGTTTGCGGTAAGCGCAGGTAAAACATACAAATGGCGAGCAACGATTATTATTGTTGCAACAGGTACAGTCAATGGTATGCTTAGCACTAATGGACCAACAGGTACAACGGTTTATCGTTTTACAATCGGAACGGGTGGTACAACCAACACAATTAACAATGGTTCCGCTAACAATACCGGAACGGCTGTATCGCTATCTACTACGCAGCGTATCGCCAGCGCGGATGGTATCTACATAGCAACAGCAAATGGAACGGTAAGCATGAGTGTAATCGCATCAGTGAACGCACTTGTTACAATCAAAGCAGGTTCAATCGTAGAATTTGAAGAAGTAGCATAATGGCAACCGAATTCGAAGATATCTTGAATGAATATGCCGAAACGGTCATTGAGCGTGCGCAATCAAATCTGCGTATCAAAAGACGTGTGCGTGGTAAGGTTGTGAATCGTGTTGCTTCAGGTAACTTACTTCGCTCATTAACTTATAAGCTGCGCATTCGCTACGGCAAACCCACCATTGACTTCACTGTGAAAGGTGATGCTGGTAAATATGCAGACGTTATTGAATATGGGCGCAAACCAAACTCAAAGATGCCACCAGTAGCAGCTATTGAAAAATGGATTCGCATGAAACCATTGAAACTGCGTAACAAACAGGGTGAATTTATTAAATCAACCGAGAGCGCAATCAAAAGCGCAGCGTACAATATCGCACGCAGCATTGGTAAAAAAGGTATCGAAGGTATCAACTACTATCAGGATGCAATAGATGATACATGGGATGAATACAAAGAGAAGCTAATGGATGCTTACATTAAATCCGTAGAAAACAGAATACTATTAAACAAAAGATAAATGGCATTAACAATCGTAGATGAACCCTTCAACTGGGTGGTGCGTGGTCAAAAGATTATGCTTATTGCATCAAGCACAGAAGTAGCGCAACAAGGTTTCCGCTATGGCTTGAACATTACTGTTGATGCTAAGACGTACACATTTTATTTGTCACCTGCTCCCGACAATAACATGTACTTTGACATTGCGCCACTTGTGGATGATTTGCGCAACCAGCAGTATCATTTTGGAACGGATGATACCATTGATGATTTGAGTAAGTATTCGCTGAGCGCAGCCATTACTGAATGGTGGTTGGTCAATGTACCCGGTCAAGGACTTGTTTTAACAGAGAATGCAGGCAGCGAAGTAACTATGAGTGGGCGCATTGTTATCAATGGTGCTTATCAAGTGTTCGATGGCTACAAGCCAAATCCTGAAATCGGTGTTGATGACATCAAGTATGTGCTCGAAGTTAGCTTTAACTACGGAATGAGTGACCGCAAGTATGGCACGCATTCATGGTATTTAGCCCCAACGTGGGGAGCAGGCAACCCAACAGCGCAAAACATAGTGTGGATTCCTTCATACGAAACTGACTATGGAACATTGAGGATACCGGGTAACTCCACCTATATGTTCAATAACCTTGTGGACAATGTACGCATCGTATTGTATAAGGCAAACGGAACAACGGCTACTGAAACCATATCATTGAATGGCTATGACATAGAAGCTTTGCCTGTTTATCCAGCTAACTTAAATGATTGGACAGGTGCATGGACAATTAAACCCAATGAAGTAGACAATCCTGGATGGCGTTATTACGAAGTATTTGCCCGAACAGGTAGCACACAGTCAAGTGTCAAGTACCGATTCTACAATGCAGCTAAATATGGGCAGAAAGATTGCCACAATGATGTGATTCGTTTAGGATGGGTAAATAGTCGCGGTGGATGGGACTACTTTAACTTCATAAAGAAGTCGGAAATGAACGATGAGATTGAGCGCAAAAAATACCGCAAGGTGTTGTTCAATAGTACAACAAGTGTGTTCAGCAAAGATGATCGCGGATTGTATGAACGTAGGAACTTAGTGCAACAAGTCTTGACCGTAACCAGCGACTTCATTCAGGAAGGTGAATTCTTATTCCTTCGCTCGTTGCTTATAAGCAATCAGGTTGTTTGGATAACACAGCGCAATGGTGAGAACATCGCGCTGCCTGTGAACTTAGACGATACCACATACACTGAACGCAAGACACGTGACGGCAAGCTTTACAACCTATCTTTGAAAGTAAGAATGGCAAACGAATACTGGACATAACATGAACGGAGAAGTACAACTAATAGTAAGAAGTGAGCAGTTACCTACAATTCCAACCTCTACAGAATCATTATCTGCGCCTATTGTTTCAGGTGATAGTTTTTGCTTTGCAAGTGGTGGACAAGAAGCAGTATATACAATAGGCAGCAAGATTGAAATCGTTGACCAAAATGTTTCACCTGAAGTTGTTTTATTTACGCGCTATGTGACAGCATACGATACAGTAACAGGTGAGATAACAGTAGACCAACCATTCACATCAAATGTTTCTGATTCTGGTGTTTCTATTTACACTTACACACTCATCGTTGCCGATACCTACCTCGACCTATACGAAAACGAAAGCATATCGCAGAATTGGAAGTTCCAAGACCTATCCAACTTCACTGCGCAGGGTGCATTCAGTCGCGAATTTAGATTGCCATTTAGCGAAACCAATAAGGAAGCATTAGGGGCATTATTCGACAACAACGTAGAGCAAGGTGCGGAGAACTATTTCTTCTACAAATTACCTGCTGAAATCCGCGTAGATACCCTACCCATTGCCACAGGTTACTTGCGTGTGCGTAAGG